ATGCCGGTCAGCGTGGTGCTTTCACAGTTGAAGCATTTCTGCACGAAATCCGTGATGTCGTTGTTCACGGTCGCGATCTGCGTATTGTTCAACTGGACGAAGCTGCCGTCCGACATCTTCCAATGCGTGATGTGGGCCGGGTTTGCGACCGCATACTGATAGGCGCTGTTGACCGTATTTCGCGACGTCGGATCGGTGAGAAACGGCACCGCACTCAGGCTGGTGATCTTGACGCCGCCGCTCGCATGGTTGTACCGCGCATAGGCGGAATAGGCCGTCAGATCGCAAAATATATCATACGGCGTGAGCACGGCTTGCAGCGAAGCGTTGGTTTGGTTGCCCGCATCATCAACCGGCCAAGGCGTAGCGTCGTATGTCGCGTCCCACGCGACATAGGCCGGGTCGTCAGCCGCGACCAGTGTCTCCGATGCGCTGGAAAACAGGCGTCCATCGTCCGCGAGCCAGTACCAGTTGGTCGGATAGCTCATGTGTATTGTCCTCCGGTATTGATGATGCCCGCTGATGGGCCGGGAAGATAGTTAAGACCACCGCCGTTCGTGATCAGGACGCTGTTCAGCGAGACGCGAAACTTCGCGCCAGCGCTCACGTTTGCGGCTCCAATGATATTTGCGTAGTAGTTGGTTATCAGAGAACCGCCGTCACAAACCGTGAAGTAATTAAAGGCGACCGACTGAGAAATTGTCAGGATTGGCATATACGGCTGCGATGCGTGCGTGTAGTGGCTGTTCCAAGTAGCGGTGATGTGCGAGCCAGCGCTGCCTGCGATCTCGATGTCGTTCATCGGAACGAGCCAGCCAGCGCTGATCGTCATCATGTGGGCTTCGCCGCAGTTCAGGAATTTGAGGTTCTGAACGACGACCGTCCCGCCATACAGCATGATCCCGCACCCATGATCGCCGGGTGGATAGATGCCCTGACACGTCAGCGCGAAGCCCTGTATCGTGTAAGATGATGAGATACCGCTAGTCTGGATCGCAGATTGGTTGACGCCGGAAATAGTACACCTTGATGTACCGGACCCTTGGAGTGTGCAGCCACCGCTGCCGTTCAACTCTGGCAGAATGATCCCGGCGTAGATGCCGTCAGCGACATTGATGGTGACGCCAAAGCCGTTCTGGTTCCAAGTGGTCGCGACGGTGAGCGCCCGCTGGATCGTTGCGAATGCCGTCCCGGCTGTCAGTCCGTCGTTGTTGTCGTTTCCGGTCGCACCGTTGACGTAGTAGTTTTGCGGTGCGCGCAGCAGGCGCGAGTTCATGATGCCGAACAACGCTTTCAGCAACTGATCTGTAAGGCTTGAGGTCGGCTGCTGGCACGGATTGCCGAGCATGTCGGCATAGCCATGATCGTAGGCCCACTGGATCACCTTCACGATTTCACGCTGCGGATGCTCGATGGAAAGCGCGGGCGGGATCGATCCCATCGTCCCGGTCGAGGGGTTGCCGTTGATGTAGGCTGCGTTGGGATCTGAAATTCCGTAGGGCTGATTGTACAGCATCGTTGAAGCTCCCCGTTAAGGTGTCCCGGCCATGTCGCCGCCGGTCTGCAGGCCGGAATAGTCGAAGATGATTTGGGTGTGCGCTGGCTTCCAGCGATTGAGCAGGCACTCAAGATCGTCGAACACACCGATGCGCAAATGCGGATCGGTGCCGGTCTGGCCTGATGCGCAGCGAAACCAGATCAGCTTCGCGTTATCGACATGCACGGTCCAATAGAAGCGGTTCTCTGGCGGTCCGATTCCGTAATTCGGCCACGCCGACAGTTCGCCGTTCTCTACATGGTCACCGCGCGGATCGAGGATCGGATGTCCCCACTCGTCGTACATCGGATCGGAGCCGTTGCCGATGGTGCGACTGTCGCCGCAGCGATCCATGCCGACGACGAACGGTCGATATTCACTGATGGTGATCGTGTAGCCGAGCATCGCGGCCACATCGATGAAGAACTGGCGCGACTGCGAGCCCACCATTGTCATCCGCATGATCAGCGCGAGCTGGCGCTCGCCAATCGTCTGCGGTGCGGTGTAGCAGGGATCGGGCAGGCCCCAGTTGCGCTCCCAGTCCGGCAGCAGCTCGATGGTGTAGCGCGGGTCGCTTTCGCGCTCCAACAGATCGGCGGCGCGGCTATCGACAAAGCCCCAGTATTCGGCGAGCCCGCGACAGGCCAGATCCAGCGTCGTGCCGGGATATTTCGGCCACGCTTGCCCCTGTGGCAGCAATGACAGGAAGGCGTCGCCATAGTCCTGACCGAGACGACGAACGTGTCGATCACTCATGTGGATGGCGGCACATCGTAGAGGATGGTGCTGAGCACCGCCATGTGGCCGAGATCCGGCATCACGCAGTCGGCGGTCGAAAGTAGCTGGAACGACTGCACGCCGGGCGCGTTCATGATCGCGTAGGAGATCCACACCGCAAAGATGGTCTGGCCCGGAGCCGCCAGCTCGTGCAGCATTTCCCGAATGCTGACCTCTATCGCGCCCGCCGCTGCCATTGTGCTCGGCACCAGATGAGCGATGGAGACGTCGATGAATTGCTTGATCGGCGCGACCACGTAACAGCCCTTCACCGTCACCGGCCGCATCCGGTCGATGTAGTCGGCGACCGCCTGCACGTCCTGCGGCTGCGGCCAGCCATCGTCGTCGGCGCGCAGCTCGTCCATCAGGAAGCGTACCGTCATGGTGCCAATGCCCTGCTCCGGTGCGGCCCATGCGCGGGTGACGCCGGGCACCGCCAAGGCCCATGTGACGTAGTCGGCCTGTGCGCCGCCCATCGGCGGGTTCTGGATGCGGTGCAGGATTCGGGCGCGCAGATCGTCATCGTTCTCGGTATCGACGCCACCGTCCATCTCGACCACGGTCGCAATGCCATCGACGTTGGGGACCGCCGTCGCCAGCGACAGCGTGTCGCCATAGCTCATGTTGCCGACGACGCCGGGATCGAGCGCGCGAACCGGCGCTTCGGTCGGCCCGGTGCCGATGGTGATGTCGGCCGTCGTCTCATAACCTACCGCGCTGCTGAGCTGCGTCCCGATAGGCACGACGGTGCCGTCAACCCCGGTGAAGGTTGCCGAGCCTGACGCGAACGTCGCCTGCTTGCGGCCCTTGGTGCCGTCAGAATTGGTGAGCCAGATCTGGCCATGCCGGTCGAGCCATTCGGTCTCGGCGGTGTCCGGCAGGAGCTGCAGCGCCAGCCAGTCGATATATTGCAGCGTCAGATGGCACAGGCCGCCCTGCGCGTCGGACAGCACGCGCAGCACCGAATTGGGCACGCTGGCGTCCGCGCCCGGCAGCGATGCGCGGACGTCGTCGCGGACGAGACCGCGCACGGTCTTTAGGGTCGGGGTACTCCAAGGCAATGCTCAACCCTCCATCAATACTGGTTTCTTCCGACCGCTGCGCTCTCGGAAAAGATCTCCTGCCACAGGATCTGAAAGCGCAGCTCGACCGGCGTTTTCGGGCCGCGATAAATCGTCACCAGCGCGTCGATCCGCTCGACCCCGACGCGCTGAGCCTCCACATCGAAGCTGGACGCGATCTTCAGATCGACAAACGGCTGGATCGCCTCGCTGATGTATTCCTCGACGCGAGACACGGTTGCACCTTCGGGATCTTCCGGGCCGACGATCTTGGCGCGTTTGAGCAGCCACAGCCGCGTGCCAATCGGCCAGCCGTCGAACAGCTCTGCCGCGTCCAGATCGCCCCACCATCCGGCGCGATCCGTCGAGTCCGGGTCCGGCAGAATGTCGTCAGGCAGCGCCAGCCGGTCGGTTCCGAGCGCGACGACCACCGCCGTGGCCAGCGCCTGCGTGTCGTCCAGCGTACCGTCGCCGAGCAGCGACCAGTCGATAGGGATCTGATACGCCGGGAAGGCAGCCGAGTTCTGAACGAGCCGGATGTCCGGCATCAGACCAGCCTCGCCTCTAGCGCCGCGATCCTAGCCTCAAGCTGAGCGATTTTCGCATCGCGCGCTTCGAACGGCTCACCGTCCATCGACGTCGGCGGTCCG